TGAAGGTGCGTACTACATCAAAGGTCAGGAGGCCAGAGAGCTATGAGCAACACAACCCATGTACCGTGTCCATACGAGGATTGCGGCTCCTCTGACGCTTTCAGCTGGGAGGATAACGAGCAGGTAGGTAAGTGCCACTCCTGTGACAGGTCGTACCCGATGGCGGGTATGGGCAGTATGTCCATCTTCGACTGGGCACCAACAGACTACCCACTTAAGGAAAGGAAACCACCAGTGACACAAAGAGAGATTGCATCGGGTACCTTCGAGGGTGTCCGTGGTATTGACCCAGACGTATGTGAGTTATATGGTATTCAACTTCAACTAGATGCGGCTGGTGAGCCAGTACGGTACGCTTTCAAGTGGCCTAACAACGTAAAGTACCGTGGGTACGACGAGAAGAAGTTCTGGTTGAAGAGTAAAGGAAGCCTAGACGATTTGTTTGGCCCTGAGTTCAACAAGGGTAGTTCGAACAGACTGTATATCACAGAAGGTGAGTTCGACGCTGCAAGCCTGTACCAAGTACTAGGTAAGTCATTCCCTGTTAAGTCTCTTCCGTCAGCTACCATGTCTGACCGCTTCATTAAGAAGAACTTCGAGTACATGAACAGCTTCAAGGAGATAATCTACGCTGGTGAACAGGACGCACCAGGGAAGGCAGCAGCTGAGCGTCTATACGAGTTGTTCCCTGAGAAGTTCTACTTTGTACCTATGTCTAAACATAAGGATGCCAACGAGTTCCTTATGGCGGGTGACGGTAGTGATCTCATGTGGTCAGCCAAGAAGCCACAGCGCTTCAGCCCTGACAACTTCTACCTAGGTGATCTTGACATCGAAGAGACCATCAAGAGAGAGAACCCTTACAGCTATGTAGCTACAGGCCACAGCGGTCTTGATGATAAGATCAGGGGGCTAGTCAAAGGAGGTATTACTTTTGTTAAGGCACCTCGTGGTGGTGGTAAGACAGAGATGGTACGTTTCTTTGAGTGCGGTCTCCTTAAGTCAGACCCTGACGTAAAGGTGGCTATGATGCACATGGAGGAGATGCGTTCCACCACCTACCGTGCGATGGCTACATACGAGCTAGGGATCAATGTGCGTACTAAGGAGGACGCAGCGGCTAACGGTGTCAGTGAAGATGCTGTAATCGGTGCCGCACAACGTATCGCTGATGATCGTACTGTTGTCTTCGAGCTTCGCTCACATGACGATCCCATGAAGATCCTTGACTATGTACGGATGGCTGCTACGGTCTACGGTGTTGACTATGTGTTCATTGACCACGTACAGCGGCTGGCTTACCTTTCTCAAGGGGGGGCTGATGGGGCTACGTCACTCCTGACAGCTGTCGGCTCTCGTATGGCCCAGCTAGCTAAGGAGCTGGACATCGGGGTTATCTTCATCTCTCAAGTGAACGAAGATGGTCGTACCAAGTACGCAGGTTCTCTTGAAGAAGAGGCTATCATTTGTATCAAGCTAGAGCGTGACGTCGAGAGCGAGGATGAGGATGAGCGCAACACTACCACCTTTGTTGTAGACAAGAACAGACCTTTCAGTAGACTTGGGAAGGCAGGTAGTATATACTACGATCCAGACACAACAATACTAGCAGAAGGGGAAGGCTTCGATGTATAATTACATGTATGACGACGATGACTATGAGTTCGATGGTTCGGGTTGTCTCGACGGAGAAGATGACTACTTCGGTGAGATGGACGATGAGTTTGGTGAGTTTGACCCGATGAATGAAGACGTTGTACGTGAGCTCAACAAACAGATGCTTCAGACAGAAGTTGAGCTTGCAGAGGCTATAGCACAAGGTGACCTTCATCGAGCAGAGAGACTCCAAGATGAGATTGAACTGTTCCTGATGATGGACCACTAGAGAGGAGAAAGTATGCCAAGGATCGCATTCTGTGATATTGAGACTAACGCTATTGACCACCCCGATAGGATTTGGCTGGTAGGTGGTAAGATGGCGGACACAGGTGAGGTCTTCCGTTTTGAAAACATCCACGAGGACGAGGTTGCACGTAAGGCTGCTACTGAGTGGCATCATTCACTAGACAAGATGGTTGGCCATAATTTCATCCAGTATGACCTCCCTATCCTCAACAAGTGGTTAGACAAACCCCTAGACCCCCGAAAGGTGTTAGACACATTGATAGTCTCACGTACTGTAGACTACGACATACTGACTCCACAAGGAGGCAAAGGCCCACACTCATTGAAGAGCTGGGGTATCCGACTAGGTGTTCACAAAGGAGACTACACTGACTTCGCTAACTTCAACCAAGACATGATCGACTACTGGGAAGGAGACCTAGATACTACAGAAGCTTTGTTCAACCACTTCAGCGATGTAATCTACGACAAGGACTGGTCCCGTTCACTGAGAGCAGAACATGACCTACAGATCGAACTAGTCCGCACTAAGTACCACGGCTTCCACTTTAATGAGGAGCTTGCACGTCACCTACTCGACAAAGTAACAGAGGAGATGGATAAACTAGGGGATCAGTTTCAAATAGACTTCCCACCTAAGCTACTCCAAGTGAACAGTATCAAATACAGGGAGAAGCAAGACGGTACACTGTACTCCAACGTCCTACAAGCCAAGGAGAAGTACGACTTGACTAACAGAGTCGGGGATGAGCTCCAGTGTTTCAACTTCATACCGTTCAATCCTGGGTCATCTCGTGTACGTGCTGATGCACTGTGGGATGCTGGTTGGAAACCTTTCGATAAGACAGCTACCCATATCAAGTTCCTCCGCCTAAAGGTCGGTGACCCTTACGGTAAGAAGGTTGCCAAGATGGATAAGAAGTTCTACGACGAGAAGAAGGCTGACCTAGAGCGGTACGGGTACACGGTGTCAGAAGAGAACCTACTGACACTCCCTGAGGACGCCCCTGAGGGTGCTAAGGGCCTCGCCCAGTGGCTTACCCTAGAAGGACGTAGGAGCTCACTGTCTGAGTGGCTAGGGCAGGTCTGTAACGATGGGAGGATACACGGTACTATCAACAACATCGGGGCTTGGACAGGGCGTTGTGCTCATAACAACCCTAACACAGCTAACATCTCTTCAGTCTTCCACGGCACACCGAAGACAGCTGTAGAAGAGGTCAAAGCTAAGTACGATGGCCACATACGCAGCTGCTGGGGTACCCCTGAGGGTTCGTTCCTTGTTGGCTGTGATGCTGACGGTATCCAGCTTCGAGTACTTGCTGACTACCTGTGGCGTTACTTTGATGCTGACATGTACGCCAAGGCTATCATGGAAGGTAAGAAGGAGGATGAGACTGACATCCACAACATGAACAAGAAAGCCCTAGACGTCCCCAAAGGTACAAGGGACATGGCCAAGACGTTCATCTACGCATGGCTACTAGGGGCTGGTGTTGCTAAGACAGCCAGTATCCTAGGTGTTAATCAGAAGGAAGCACAGGCTGCACGTACACGCTTCGAGCAAAGTATTGATGGCCTCCTTCCTCTCAAGAAGAAACTAATACCGCATATCGGTGAGCAAGGTTACTTCAAAGGGTATGATGGCCGTAAGGTCAAGGTACCCAGCGAGTACAAGGTTCTTGCAGGTCTACTGCAATCAGGGGAGTCAGTGCTTATGAAACACACACTGCTTAACTTCCACGAGAAAGCCCGTAAAGAAGGCATTAACTTTAAGATGGTCGCATTTGTACACGACGAGATGCAGGTCGAAGTAATAGGGACGAGAGAGGAGGCTGAACACCTTGGGCAGATCATTGCCACTACTATGACAGAGACAGGCGTTGAGTTAGGCTTTAAGATACCAACACCCGGTTCGTACGATGTAGGTAGAACGTGGCTCGAAACACACTAATGAGTCTTGACATTCATAACCCATTAAGTTATAATGGTGCTAGTGAAAGGAGGACACCTTGAAAACATGTACAGTCTGTAAACAAGAACTAAGCTACAACCACTACCACAGATCAAAGATATCTAAAGACGGGTATGGGTATCGTTGCAGAGAGTGTGATAAGGCGGCAAGAGCTTCTTATAGGGAAGACAATAAGGAGAGATTTGCTGAAGTAAGTAGACGTAAGAGTTTGAAGTGGAAGTACGGTATCACTCTAGAGGAGTACAGTGGGATACTGGAGAGCCAAGGGAATTGTTGCGCTATCTGTAAGACTACCGAAAGTGGGATAGGTGGGGCCAGAAGAAACTGGAACTGGCCAGTAGATCACTGCCACACCTCGGGTAAGGTAAGGGGGATTCTCTGCTCTAGTTGTAATAGAGGTCTCGGCCTATTAGGGGACAATGTAAAGTCCCTGCAAAAAGCACTAGATTACCTAACCAAGTCTGAGGACGATACCCATTAAAGGTTGACACCGAAATACCGTTATGCTATAATTCACGAATAATAGAAGAGCTATAGGAGATATACACATGGCTACTAAAACAATCGAACTGACAGGAACGCTAGAGTGGGCTAAACTCTTCGAATCCAACCGCGACAACGGGGAGTATGACGTAGAGACAGACGGTGCTACAACAGTTACACTCCTTATGGAAGATGATGTATTCAAAGCCATGAAGGACGCTGGTGTACGTAAGCAAGGTAAACCAGACCCAGACGGTAAAGGAATCCGTGTTACATTCAAGCGTCCTTGGAACGACAAGTTTGGACGTGACTGGGCAGCAGGTGCCCCTCAGGTCTTCACCCCAGCTGGAGAGGAGTGGGATATGGAGACAGACGGTCTTATCGGTAACGGCTCGGTAGGTGTTGTGTTCCTCGACGTATACGATACGAAGATGGGTAAAGGTTGCCGACTAAGTGGTGTTCAGGTTGTTGACCACGTTGAGTTCGAAGGCGGAGGTGGTTCTGGCCCTTCAATCAAACCTCGAAACTACACCACACAAAGCAGTGCAGCACCAACACCCAAAGCTGCACCAGCTTCTAAAGAGTCTCCTGGTGAGGTGCCCTTTTGAGTGTAGATGTTAAACCTTCCCTGAGCATAGAGGGAGCTTACGTTAACGGGCTAGGGCAGTTTAAGCTGCCCAACCCAACCTCAACAATGCCTAACGGTGCTCCACGGAAACAAGAGACCCTTTGGAGGTACGGGGAGGAGCGTAAAGCTGGTAAGACAGCCAAGCACAAGTACATGGGCACGACTTACCGAAAGAAGAACTACAAGGTACATACCCTTGTATGTGAAGCCTTCCACGGTCCAAAGCCAACTGACACCTCAGTCGTCATCCATATTAATGAGGATGGTACAGACAACAGACCTGAAAACTTAAGGTGGGGCACTCAAAAGGAGAATCTAAATATGCCTAAGTTCATAGAGTACTGTAAAAGTAGGACAGGGGTCAAAAGCCCCCGCTCAAAAGGAATAGCAGCTAAGGGTTAGGTAAACAAAGGAGAGGGGCTACGGCCCCTTTCTTCACCTAATATGAGGAGAAACCAATGACTAAAGACATCTCAACACTAGTAACCGACATGGAGGACGTGATACTCGGTAAGAAAGGATGGGACTCTGTAATAGGGGACCAGATGGCCAAGAACTACTCAACTATCGTAGCTGACAGGTTCAGCAAACCACAGGAGCCACGGGCTTACCTATCTATGTCCTCCTTAGGGACACCGTGTGATCGTAAGCTATGGTACAAAATTAACCAACCTGAGACTGCTATTCCGCTTCGAGCTAACGCCCTGCTCAAGTTTAACTTCGGTGACATGATTGAAGAGCTTGCCTTAAGTATCGCACAGCAAGCAGGACACACTGTTGAAGGTCAACAGGACCGTATGGAGGCCCACGGTATCGAGGGTAGTCGAGATTGTGTCATTGACGGTATGACCGTTGATGTTAAGTCAGCATCTCCCTACTCTTTCAAGAAGTTCCAAGAGGGTAACCTACGAGAGCAAGACCCCTTCGGGTATATCTCTCAACTCTCCTCCTACGTCTACGCAGCTAAAGATGATCCACTTGTGACAAATAAGACACACGGTGCATTCTTGGTTATCGACAAGGTTAACGGACACATCTGTTTGGATATGTATGACTTCACTGAGGAGATGAAGACAAAGGAAGAAGAGATCACTCGTATCAAAGAGATGGTCAAAACCAAGACACCACCTGAGCGTGGGTTTGAGGACGTACCTCAGAGCAAGACATCACCCAACATGAAACTGGGTATGGAGTGCAGTTATTGTGAGTTCAAGAAGGCTTGCTGGCCTGGGCTTAAGATGTTCGCTTACAGCCACGGACCCACCTACCTGACTAAGATCAAGAAACCTCTACAAGTCAAAGAGGTAGAGGACTGGTCATGAAGAAGAGTAGCACACGACAAAGGGCTATACAGGCTGGTTACCGTTCAGGGTTAGAGGAGGCACTGAGTATAAACCTCACTGAACGGGAGGTTCCTTTCGAGTACGAGACTATGAAGATCAAGTGGCTTGACAGTAAGATGCGTAGCTACACGCCTGACTTTATTCTCGAGAATGGTATCATCATTGAAACCAAGGGTAGGTTTGTTTCAGCTGATCGACGTAAACACAAGGAGATCAAGAAGCAATACCCTGACCTTGACATACGGTTCGTGTTCAGTAACTCACGGGCTAAACTCTATAAAGGGGCCAAGAGCTCTTACTCCGATTGGTGTGAGAAGGAAGGGTTCCTCTACTCAGATAAGACCATTCCAGAGGAGTGGATCACAGAGGAGAATAAAGAATGACAACAGGTAAAACAGCTATCGTGTTTAGTTGCGGCCATGCCACACCTGAAACAACCAATGAGCGGTTTGACTGGTTAGGTGGCCTCATCTACGACATTAAACCTGACTACGTAGTGGACCTAGGGGATGGTGCGGACATGAAGTCCCTCAACTCCTACGACACACGTAAACCAGAGGCGGTAGTATCACAGAACTACGGACGTGACATCGAGTCATACAACGAAGCACAGGACTTGCTCCGTTACCGTTTCAAGAAGCAACGGCGTAAGCGTCCAGCTTTCTACGGGTTCGAGGGAAACCACGAGCACCGTATCAAAACAGCAATCTCATATGACCCAAGACTTGAAGGAGACAAGTATGGAATCTCGTTCTCGCACCTCAACACTAAGAAGTGGTTCGACGAGTACCATGAGTACGTTGATGGTGCCCCCGCCATTCATAATTACGATGGCGTTGACTACGCTCATTACGTGGGCACTGGTAACTTTGGCCGTGCCATTAGTGGTGTACATCACGCTTACGCTCTCATCCAAAAGCGGTATCGCTCTTGCAGCGTTGGTCACAGCCATAAGCGCGATATGTATTTTAAGGACGACGTTGGTTCTCATGGTGCAATTGGGGCGGTGGTCGGCTGTTATAAGGGCGCTGCGGAGGCTTGGGCTGGGCAAGCTAATAAGGAGTGGTGGAAAGGAGTTCTCATCAAAAGAAATGTATCCGATGGTTGTTATGAGCCTCAATGGGTATCGCTTGATACACTTAGACGGGAATATGGATGAGGACATACATGATCGTATCAGGGGTGACAAATAGTCATCCCTTTTATCTTGACGTAAAGACAACACTGTGATATAACTGGGAGTTCGACTTATGGAATATGTAGTAACGATGAAGGTTAAGGTAGACGAGGATTACTTCTACTTAACGGAGGATGTAGCTGAACGACAGGCTACTTTGTCTGAGCAACTTAGGAACGCCTTGTACGACCTAGATGACCTCTCTGTCACACAGGTGTTGGCGGAGGAGGTTGGTCAATGAATACTATGGAGTACTCCTATTGGGTTGAAGATAAGATCATGACAGAAGGTAATGACAGGCTTATTGAGAATACACTAGGTCTTGTCGGAGAAGCAGGGGAGGTAGCTGAGAAGATAAAGAAACTTATTAGAGACTCCAATCGTTTCTCTAACCAAGACATCGTCAAAGAGTTAGGTGATGTAGTGTTCTACGCTACCGCCCTAGCTAACTACTTCGAGAGCAGCCTTGAGGAGGTTATTGAACTCAATGTAGATAAACTAGATGACCGCCAAGCAAGAGGTGTGCTAGGGGGTTCCGGCGATGATCGGTGATTGCGTAGAGACGCCTCACGGGGTTAAAGACAAGGATGGTTACCCCAGAGCTAAGTACCAAGGTAGGTTGGAGAATGTGTCACGTACCATAATGGGCCTTCTCTATGGAAGAGACGCCATCGAGGGTAAGCTAGTGTGTCACACATGTAACAACAGAGCTTGTGTCAACCCCGCTCACCTCTACATTGGAAACCCACAATCCAACTCCGACGACAAGTGGGCAGACGGAACCATGTGCCAAGGTGAAACAAGCGGCAGATGGCGTCACGATGTAAAAACAGAAGACCTGTACTATATGTACAACGACTTGGGCATGTCACAAGATGCTATTTCTAAACAAGTTGGAATTTCACAAAGCTCCATTTCGGGACGACTAAGGGGACGTAACCGATGAGTGAATACAACTCATACCACTATGTAATGCAACTAATTGAACAAACATTAAAGGATAGCTTATGATCAAGAACTCAGAATCAGACCGCCCAGTAGGCCCAACAATCGGTCTGTCTGAAGAGATTCACCAGATGAAGTACCGGTCGAAGGGTGAGAGCTTTCGAGCGGCTATGACACGGGTTGCCAACGCACTCAAGGACGACGAGCACCACTTCCAAGAGTTCCGTGATATCCTATACGACATGCGCTTCATGCCGGCTGGACGGGTACAATCAGCTATGGGTGCTCCTAGACGCGTCACGGCTTACAACTGCTTTGTGAGTATGACCATCCCTGACTCTATGGAAGGTATCATGCTCGCAGCACAAGAGGCTGCTAAGACTATGCAGCTTGGAGGTGGTATCGGTTATGACTTCAGTACCCTCCGTCCCTCAGGTGCCCTCATTAAGGGCCTAGAGAGCCGCTCTAGTGGTCCTCTGAGCTTCATGGGTATCTTTGACGCAGTATGCAAGACTATCAGCTCAGCTGGCCACCGTAGAGGCGCTCAGATGGGTGTACTGCGGGTAGACCACCCTGACATTTCTTCATTCATCCACGCCAAGACCAATTCAACAGCTTTTACACAGTTCAACCTATCAGTAGGTGTCACAGACAAGTTCATGCAAGCTGTTAAAGAAGATGATACCTTTGATTTAGTCTTTGAAGGCCGTGTCTATGACACTGTCAATGCCCGTGCCCTGTGGGATGACATCCTGCGTAGTACATGGGATTGGGCTGAACCAGGCATCTTGTTCATCGACCGTATTAACAAGAAGAATAACCTGCACTACTGCGAGACTATTGCAGCGACTAACCCATGCGGTGAGCAACCCTTGCCACCAAACGGTGCATGTCTCCTTGGTTCATTCAACCTAGTCAAGTACATCTACGAGTGTGACGGTACCTACTCGTTTGACTACGAGAGCCTTAAGCATGACATCCCGCATGTCGTACGTGCTATGGACAATGTAGTTGACCGAGCAGTATACCCTCTTCCTTCACAAGAGGCAGAAGCTAAGTCTAAAAGACGTATGGGTCTTGGGGTCACAGGTGTAGCTAACGCTATCGAAGCTATGGGCCACGAGTATGGCTCCCCTATGTTCCTTCTTACTCTCATGAAGATCATGAAGCTTATCCGTGACACAGCGTATAAAGCCTCTGTATCTCTTGCGGCTGAGAAAGGACCGTTCCCGTTGTACCGCGAAGAGTTCCTCGACAGTGACTTCGCAAAGACACTACCAACAGACATTCGGGATAGGATCAGCCGCTATGGTATCCGTAACAGCCACCTACTCAGTGTAGCACCAACCGGTACTATCAGCCTCTCAGCTGACAACGTCTCGTCGGGTATCGAACCAGTCTTCTCCTACGGTTTTGACCGTACTATCCAGACCTTCGATGGCCCACGGGTTGAACGTGTAGACGACTACGGTTACCGCACATTCGGTGTTAAAGGCCGCAAGGCTGATGACCTCCCTGTGTTGACCCACGTAGAGGTTCTTAACCTAGCCTCACGCTACGTAGACAGTGCTTGCTCTAAGACCTGTAACGTAGGTGACGATGTGTCATGGGATGAGTTCAAAGCTGTGTACATGGCTGCGTATGACGGAGGTGCATCTGGTTGTACTACTTTCCGTGCCTCTGGTAAACGCTATGGTATCCTCAACGCCTCCTCCTCTGAGGATGTAGTAGAGGAGAAGTTAGAAGAGGACAACAGTGACTTCGTCGATGAGAAAGAGGGAGGAGCCTGTTACTTCGACGTCAATACAGGTCAACGTGAGTGTAGTTGACCTTGACATAACATAACCAAGTATGATATACTAACGGGGAGGATCGCAAGGTCTTCCCCTTTTTTAATACAGAATAGGAAAAGATATGGCCCCGCAGAAACCAAAGCCTA